AACAAAAGCAATTCAAAGAATGGAATATGGTATACTACCAGCAGCAATAGAACATGTTAAAAATTCTCTACCGACTAAATTATTGGACTATGTTAAGCACTAACTATCGGAACAACATAATAGATATTTGTTGCCGTATGATCTCAACTGATGGTGAAGTTGGATTAGAGGAAAGGATTTGGATGAGTAAATTGTGTGAACATAATGAACAGGCAAGAAGAATTAGGGATGAAATGTTACGAGAATGAATAAAGATCATATTTTACATTTACCAGGATTTTTAGATCCTGTATGTTGCCAACATATTATTGATCTATTTGAATCATTAAATGAATACCATCAAGAGGGTACAGTTGGTGATTATCTTATTATTCATGATGCAAAAAAATGTACAGAAATGGCATTCAAATTATATGGGGATTTTAAAATTCATCCTGTTCCTCTTCCTAGTACAGAAATGGGATGGAAAAAATTTAAGGTTCCATTTTATAGAGAACCTGATTTTATTAATTATCTTGTGAATGGTTTTGAAAAATATGCACAGGAGTATCCTTTTTTAGATCAACTTCCACAAACAAAAATTTGTGATGCAATTAAAATTCAAAAATATAATCCTGATGAATGCTATTCAGCATTACATTGTGAAACTATGGGAGGAGATTTGGATCGTGTATTAGCATGGATGATATATCTTAATAATGTAACTGATGGTGGAGAAACAGAGTTTCCATCACAAGATAAAAAATTTCAACCTAGATGTGGTGATCTTTTAATTTGGCCTGCTGGTTTTACTCATCCTCATAGAGGGATTGCTAGTAAAACTCAGGTGAAGTATATTGTAACAGGGTGGACAGTTTATACAAAATAACCTCGTATTTAGGGGGTATAAATAATTTCGTTCATAAGGTAATTTGATCGTTTCTATGAACTTTATACCATGAAAGACCCTATTACTGTGTAGTAGGGTCTTCTTGCGCGTATAAATAAAGGTTAGATCAAATTATCTTATAGAAACATGTTAAAAACAGAGCCTCAAAAGAGGCGGACACTAACATCATTGTTCCGTATTTGCGACCAAATAGAAAAATCTAATACAACTTTAGAGAATAAACAAAAGGTTAAAGAACTTAAAGATAAGTACTGGAGAAGGGACAATAATGAAACTGTATCTTAAACTACATAACTACTTGACTATATAATATACCTGTGTTAATATTAACACATAACGTTCACCCTGATACATTCAGGGCGCAAGTAAGCCGACTCGGAACGAAATCGTTCATCCCCCTTCGACTGGGGACGTAAAAGTTGACTAAAGGAACGGATTAAAACCCCTACTACTTTGGAGAAACCCAATGGCACAAGTCACATACAGAGGAGTCTCTTATGACTCCACAGAGTACAACAATAAGGTACTCAATGAAGCAGCTCAACACAGAAACCATGATCTAATGTATCGTGGAATCAAGGTAGAACGCAAGTTCGCATCTAAGAGTTGAGCATCAACTTACTTGACTGATTTAGAGAGGTGTTGACACCTCTCTTTTTTTATGCCATAATATATTTGTTGAGTTGACGAACCCAACACGGGAGTGACTGAATCAAACTTGCTGGCATAAGGCTAGTTAAGGTGACGAGACACAGGTGGTGCTGCTGTCGTGGAAACGACAGAACCGACATACCAGTCGGGTCTCGGACAGTAAGGTAAAAATCTACTAATGTAGCAATGCCCCTTACTTGTTGGTACACATTAATCCAACCTCCCACCCCCCACTCTAAATAATGAGAAACAAAATCATGAATAGAGGAAAATTAAAAGTTTTAATTATGGCTCTTAAAGAAGTTGTGGAAGAGTTGGAGTCTGAGATCTACTCAGATGTAGAAGCATACCAACCAGCACCTGTAGGAGATTATGAAGAAGTTTTTGAAGATGATGATGGATATCCAGATTAATGCAACCAAAGTTTAAGAAAGGATATTATCCCAACTTACTTAGTTGGAAAGAGTTTGTTACTTTAATTAATATCCGTCCATTAATGACATGTAATAGAATTGCAATACCTAAATTTAAAGGAGAAGAATATCACTGGGAAAATAGTTTTTGGACTCTAAATCAAAATTGTGCTCCTCCTTTAATCGTTAAACATATATTTCAGAATAATATATGTTATTTGAAGGATATGTCTCGATGTTCAAAAAAGGTTAATGATCTTGCCAAAAGATTTGAAGAAGAGTATAATGGAGCTGCAGATGCTCACATTTATATTTGTCGTAACACCTCATTAATTCATCCTTTTGGGATTCATTATGATCAGAGTCATAATGTTATAGTTCAATGTGAGGGGGAGACAAATTTTAAAGTATGGGATATAATTGATATAGATAATCCACCATCAATCAAAAATAATATGTCTATAACAGACACTCCTTTATTAGATGTAGATATGAAACCTGGAGATGCAATTTGGATTCCTAAATATTATCCACATTTAGCAACTTCTAATACTGTTAGAATGTCTGTGAGTTTCCCTATTGTATGTAATGAAGCTAGAGAACCAAGAGAATGGATCGAATTATGAATGTTAATTTAATCAGTGTCACTCCTGATGCTGAACAACTTATGGCATATGTTGCTCGTGTTTCTAACCCTAAGAATCAAGACAACGATAAGTTTGCTGGTCTTCTTAAGTATTGCATCAAGCACGGTCACTGGAGTGTCTTTGAGCAAGCATACATGACAGTAGAGATTAATACTACAAGAGGTATTGCTGCACAGATACTAAGGCATAGAAGTTTCACATACCAAGAGTTCTCTCAAAGGTATGCTGATAGTAATCTTCTAGGTGAAATAGAATTACCTGAACTCCGAAGACAGGATGATAAGAATAGACAGAATAGTATTGATGATCTAGATCCAGAGATGGTTGATAAGTTTAATAGACAGATGAATACTCTATTCAGTTCTGCCTTTGGTTTATATAATCAGATGTTAAAAGCAGGTGTTGCAAAAGAATGTGCAAGGTTTGTTCTTCCTCTTGCTACACCAACACGTATCTATATGACTGGTTCTTGTCGTTCATGGATACATTATATCAATCTGCGTTCTGCACATGGGACACAGAAAGAGCATATGGATATTGCTAATGGTTGTAAGGATATTTTTATAGAGAATTTCCCTGCTGTGTCTGAAGCACTTGATTGGGACTAAATAATTTTACACATTATCTTATTGATATGGCAACATACCCTGTTATAAACAAAGAAACTGGTGAAGAGAAGGAAGTAAGGATGAGTATCCATGATTGGGATCAGTGGAAGACTGATAATCCTGATTGGGAAAGATACTTTACTCCTGAAAATTCTCCAAGTCTGGGAGTTGAGGTTGGTGAGTGGAGAGATAAATTAGTTAATAGAAATCCTGGATGGGGTGAGGTATTGAAGAAAGCAGATAAATCTGGAGGTATCTCTGGAAGACTAGCTAAAAGAGGATCTTATGAATCTTCAACTCAATCTGCTTTTGACGTAGACTAACATGACATCTAAATCTAAAAATCGTAAGATAGTTGTTCCATACGGAATGAGTAATAAGCAAATGAAAAGAAAGAAACCTATTAATACGGACTTGATGAGGGCAATTACCCCTCTAACTCCGAACCAAGAAGAATTATTTCGTTGCTATGAAAACAATCAGAACCTAGTTGCATATGGATGTGCAGGTACTGGTAAGACATTTATAACTCTTTATAATGCACTTAGAGATGTACTAGATCCTAAGACTCCTTATGAGAAGATTTATATTGTAAGATCACTTGTTTCTACAAGAGAGATTGGATTCTTACCTGGTGATCATGAGGATAAGTCCTCACTATATCAAATACCATATAAAAATATGGTAAAGTTTATGTTTGAGATGCCAAGTGAAGCAGACTTTGAGATGCTCTATGGAAATCTTAAAACACAAGGAACCATATCATTCTGGAGTACATCATTCATTCGTGGTACAACGTTAGATAAAGCAATTGTTATTGTGGATGAGTATCAAAACTTGAATTTTCATGAGTTAGATAGTATAATAACAAGAGTTGGTCAAGAATCTAAGATCATGTTCTGTGGTGATGCTACTCAATCAGATCTAGTTAAGACTAATGAAAAAAATGGTGTGATTGATTTTATGAAGATCCTTCGCATCATGCCGTCCGTTGATATTGTTGAGTTCGGAGTTGACGATATTGTTCGTTCTGGATTTGTCAAGGAGTATCTCTTAGCTAAAATGGAAACAACCATATGATGTTTGAACATTGTAATTTCTTAGGTGATATTGAATTAGAAAAGAAAGAAACTCCTGGTTGTAGATTGTATCAACTTCCTGATGGTAGTTGGGTTCCTTCTATTACTTCAGTTACTTCCTTTTATAATCGTCAGATTTTTATTAACTGGCGTAAGAGGATTGGTATTGAGGAAGCTAATCGTATCACTAAGAAAGCAACTACTCGTGGAACTGATTTTCATGAAGCAGTTGAAGTTTACATGAGGAATAATGAAATTGATTGGGAGCAGTTTAGACCTGCTACTAAGTTCATGTTTCATCATGCTAAACCATACCTTGATAAGATAAATAACATACATGCTATAGAAAGAACCCTTTACTCTGAGTACCTTGGTCTTGCAGGTAGAGTTGATTGTATAGCAGAGTATGAAGGTGAACTAGCAGTCATAGA